TTTCAAGCAGACCTTGTAAAAGGTAAAACTGCTGAAGAATTTTTAAAAGCACTAGGTCGAAATGAACTGGTTTCTTCTGACCTTATTACTAGAACTCGTAGAAAGTTACAAGAACACAATCCCGACTTACGAGGTAAGGTATGGGAAGAAAGACAAGAACGCAGAGAATCGGTAAAGGAAGAGACTAGAAACGTAGGAGAATTTAAACGCCCTAAACAACCTAAACCACCTAAATCTGCGCAAATTAAACCAACTAACAAAAGAATTATTTAATGGCAAATCATTGTTATAACTCCGTCACGTTCACAGGTGACATGGAGCAACTAAAAAAACTTGAAAAACGTTTAAAAAAAACACAGGAAAATTGTTTTAAAGAAGCATACACAGATCAAGGACTTCCAATACCGACTACAGTTTCAGACGAAAATTCTGTATGGTTAAATGGTGCAAATTATCACTTTATCTTATTTAAAAAAACAGATAATTGGACGGACTCTAGTGAAGATGTCTATGACAAGTACGGGAGTAAGTGGTTTGAACCTTACTGGAGTTTTGATGAAGACACTCTACAGATGTGGGGAGATAGTGCTTGGAGTCCTATGATGCCTTTGTTTATGAAAATCTGTAAGTTTTATAAACTTAACGCTTCAGGTTTTTATTCAGAGCCAGGAATGAACTTTGCAGGAGACTTTGAGATGAACGAAGCTGGAATGATGCAACACATACCCGCAACTTATAGAGCACACTTAGCAAAAAATAATCCTGAAGTTTTTTGGGATGATATTTTAGTGTGGATAAGTGAGGGATATTACGAAAAATTAGATGCTATATTTGCTGACTTCAAGGAAGTAGATTGGGAACTAACACCTAGTGAAATAGAAACACTTGAAGAAGCATTTAAGGATTTTCAAAATCTTCCAACTCCCTAATGAGTCTGAGTGAAGAACAAAAATTAAAGGATATAAGAAGGGCCTATGTATTAGCACGGGCCCTTAATATTCAGTACCAGTGGATTAGAGAATTTCTTAATCCAGAACTTAAAAAAGCAGCCAACGATGCTAAGGCAGCTAACTCTTATTTTATCAAAAAGATTGACGATGCTTTTAAACGCAAATTGCGTGAAGACAAACTCATCAATGAAGAAGAAGAGTTAGCATTTAAGCTGCTAGAAGAACTAGAAAAATTAAACACGGATAAAGATGTCAATAAATAGAATTTATTTGCCAGCAAAACTCAGCAAAAATATTGACGGCACTATTCATCTCAAGGTAGACAGGGAATTATTACAAGCCTACTACTTAGAATTGATGATGGGTGATCCTGAGATTGATGTTGAGATTTGCCTAACGAGGATTGATGCAAAGAAAACCGTCCCTCAGTTAGCTTATTTCTTTGGTGTAGTGCTTCCTATTGTTAAAGAACAACTAGAAGAACTAGAAGGAACCACAATGACCAAAGACGATGTAATGACTATCCTAAAAAGTCTTTTTCTTTATGAAGAGATTTTATTTGAAGGAGAGTTTAAAAAAGTACCTATGTCTTTATCTAAAGCTAAGAAGTCCGAAGTTAATAAATTTATACAAGACGTTATGGACTTTGCCAGAGATATGCTAGGAGTAGAAATACCAGAACCAACTAAAGAAATAGAATATGGAAGACAACCAAATTAACTCACACATTGACCCAGTAGTAGATGACTTCATGCAAGCTCTTAAACAACAAAAAGAGATGCTAAAACACGTCGAAGCTTCAAAGATTGATGCAATCAGAGAGTCAATGAAAATTAACCAAACCGCAGAACAAGCCTTGAGATACAATCAAGGTAAACCTCAATGGTCCTTAGTAGACTTTGATTCTCTCGAAGGACTTGTACACGTATTAGAGTATGGGGCCAAAAAATACAGTAAAGGAAATTGGAAGAAAGGTATGCCTGTAACTCAAGTAACTGAGTCTTTGATGCGTCACTTGTTTGCTTTTATTAAAGCCGAAAATATTGACCCAGAGTCGGGCTGCCGCCACATCAGCCACGTAATCTGCAATGCTATGTTCCTTGAATATATTTTAAGAGAGAAACCGCACTTCGATGACAGAAAAAATAGCAATAACCTTCCATAACTATTTTAGAAATAAAATAGGACAGAGAGATACGCCTTATGTGTATTTCTATTTTGTACCATTAGTAGCATGGTCTAGAACAGCTAATCAATCCATCAGCTTACATATAGGATGGTTATATTTCACAATTTTAATTAGAATTAAAAATGATTACAGACGAAGAATATTTATTAAGTAACGCTATCAGCCAAAGTAAGCTGAAGAAAATTTTGACTCACCCATCTAACTATCTAGAGGATAGTTCTGATAGTGAGTTTGACGAGCCAAAAGCAAATATTATTATAGGAGATGGTGTAGATATTCTCCTAACGCAAAATGAAGATGTTTTCTTTGAGCAGTTCCACATTAGTACGGTAGAAAGACCTACAGGACAGATGGGCGATTATGTGTGGAGTTTATTTATAAACAAAAACAATCCAGATGCAGAAGAGATTGCGTACCACGAAGCAGGATTTAAGCGTGATACCCTTGAAAAGGTGAAAGAGAGATTTAAAAGCGAAGGTGCTATATACTTCTATGACTTAGTTAATGGAGAAAACAAAACCGTAATTAGTCCACAGCAGTTTACGCAAATTCAAGTAGCTAAGGAAACTTTGCTTACTCACCGATTTACTGCTAAGTATTTCCGCAATAACGAAAGATATGAGGTTAAGTATCAAGTACCAATTTATTTTAATTACGAAGGCACACCGTGTAAAGGTCTTATTGACTTAGTTATTATAGATAAAGAAACAAAAACTTTATACCCAGTAGACATCAAAACTACAGGTTACAGATTGGATTCTTGGATTGGTAATTTCTGGTCTTTACGTTACGATATCCAAGCGGCTTTTTACAGTTATGGTTTAAATACTATGTTAGAAAAGTTTGGCTGCGAAAAACTAGGCAACTTCAAATTCATAGTAGTAAATCAAACCAAGCCAGAAAACCCCTTAATCTTCCAGGTAAGCGATGAAATATTAAACTTTGGAGAAGTAGGTGGTAAAAAGATTTCAGTTGAATACGAAGGCTTCAGACAAGCAATTGCAAGAGTTAAGTGGCATACGGAAAATGATCTTTGGGATTATCGTATGGAAGACTATTTGAATAATGGAGTTAGAACTATAAATTTGCCTACGTTAAACTAATGGGTACTAATACAGAAGTGAAGGAATTAAATCTCACAGGTAAGCTTTTATGTGGATTTGTATTTTCTAAAGACAGTCTAGGTGCGTTGATGAGTGCAGGGTTAATCAATATTTATCTTGATGATTATGGCTACACATCAAAACACTCAGACTGTATGTTCTTTTTATTTAATTCTAACAACAAGTATTACGACTCATTAGAAAAAAAGATTACCAGCTTTGTAAGCTTCCACGATTGGTATGAAGTGGGAGAAGGCAAACGTATGTTAGTGTTTAAGATAGGTGATGCTTACAAGAAAGACTTCAAAAACTTTAAGCGGAATAATTTTAAAGATTTTTCTGTAAGTGCTTTGAAGGTTTTACCAATTGTAAACTTTAATTTTGAACTAGATTATTCAAAAGAAATTTACCGATACCACCTATGTCCAAACTAACACACGCTGAAAAGAAACTAAACCTATACCTAGACATAGCAGAAAGAGTCGCTCAAGAGTCTTACTGTAAGCGTTTACAAGTGGGCGCTATCATTGTAAAAGATGGAAATATTATTTCTTTTGGATACAATGGTACGCCCTCGGGTACGCCTAACAAGTGTGAAGAAAATAATGTGACCTATTCTTATGTACTCCACGCAGAATCTAATGCCATAACTAAGGCTTGTAAGTCACCTATATCGACAGAAGGGGCTACAATGTACTTAACGCATTCGTGCTGCTTAGAGTGTGCCAAGTTGATTATTCAAAGTGGTATCAAAAAAGTCTACTATCTACAGGACTATAGGGATAAATCAGGGATCAATCTTTTAAAGAATTGTGACATTGATGTAATAAAAATTAACAAAAAATCAACCAACATATAACTATGAAACTAAGAGGAACAAGAGTCTTATTAGACCAACCTAAGATTAATGACTTAGGTTTAGAATTATCTCCTGAAATTGAGAAGGAGTTAATGGCTGACGAATTAAAAAAGTACAATGCTCTTACTGTATTTGCTGTAGGGGATGAAGTATCGGATGTAAACGTAGGCGATAAAGTCTATGTAGCACCTACTACTTTAGCAATGTGCGAACTTGTAGAAGTTGATGAGGAAACAAAAATCCTTGTTAGGGCTATGGACATTTCAATTATCTGGTAATATGGTAGCGATTTTATTAAGCATAATTGCAGGTATTTTAATTATAGTAAGTGTAGCTTTAATCAATGAGTTAAGAAGCATTAACTATAATTTGAATAGACACTGTGCTCAAAACGAGCTTCAGGTAAACCACACTAGGATGAGTTTAGATATTCTACGCAGTAACTATAACTTAAACAAAGAGGTATCTGAATTACAAAGAAGCAAAGTTATGGAAGAGCTTACTAACTTAGTTAAAGCTAATCCTGCTGCTGTGAATGACCAGATTACAGATGCTGTAACCCAAAAACCTATTAGAAAAAAATCTAAAAAGTAATATGAGACTATTTTATTATACCGAGAAACAAAAGATCGAAGACGGTGAAGAAATGGAACTAGTTACCAAAACTGGTTTCTGCTTCGACTTAGACAAAGTAATAATGACCTACCCTGAAGAAAAAGGACTAGCCGTTGTCTTGGCACACAATGCAGACAAAATCAATCCTGTAGAATATGAATACAAAATTGACCCCGTAAGCAAGAAGAAAGTTCCAATAAGGGTTAAGAAGTTTGAAATTACTTCCGAGCCTATTGTTGTTTCTTTGACTAACATCGAAGAGATTAACAGATTCTTTGCAGAAACAGGCGGACCAAAATACTAAACTCTAAATACTTTCCATAAAAGAAAACCCAGTCTTAATAGGCTGGGTTTCTTTTTTGTGGAGATAGAGGGAATTGAACCCTCGTCCAGAGAAAGTTGCAATCTAATGCTGTTTACACGCTTAGTACTGAGCAAGCTCTGCACCGTAAGGGTTGACCGAAGTCAGATTCCACCACTTGGTTTAGGTCCAAGAACCTTAACTTGCCATTTTCTGTTCCAAGGGATGACTCCCCGTGACTTAAGCTGCCATTTGATATTCGTTCACGAACTCAACTGCATCTTCAAAAGTCATGTCAGATAATTCTACGTTGCCGTTTAATTAGTTTGATACGTGATTATAGAGAACAGTACCATCTCTCTGCGTGAGCACTAAACCCAATCAATCCTGTCGATTCCTGTTATCCCCAATTACTGCAAATTTATATTCTAATTACTCTTGGTTGATTGATTTCGTCAGAAAAAATTACTTTTAATCCACAGATAGAACTTATAAAGACTCCTTCGGGAATCTCTGCATCTTCATTAGTGTGAAATAACTCTCGTAAAAATTCTTTGTAATGAGCGTCAGTCATCATAACAGCATTAGGGTAAACTCCCAAATGGCGAGTTCCTTTATCGTCTGTTTCTTTTTCCGAATCAAGAAAAAACTGATTAATTTGGGATTCAAGTTCTTGAATTGTCATAACGGTAGACTAGATAATTTTGCCGTCAATAATCTTCATATTATTAACATGGAAGGAAAGATCGGAATTAACTTCCACAAAAGCAAATCCATGTGACCATTTTGTGTAAGCAAAAGGTCTATAATCAGGTGATAAAGTACAAAGACAGCCCATTGACCAAACGCCAGTAGATTCTCCGTTGATGTTGTTTTCGGAGTGATGAGATACTTGGTGATTGTGTCCAAACAAAGTAGAAGACTTAGCTTTTAAAAACATTCCACGCGCTGGGTTAACAGGCGAGAATACACTCTCTCCCATCTCGTGACCGTGTAATACGTTCAATTTACCTAACTTAATAATCTCACGATTAACCAAGTTGATTTTAAACTCGCTCAATCCTAATAGGTTTTCAAACTTCAAATTATCAACATCGCTAAACTCTTTTGCGTTACGTAATAGGTAGTTTCTAACTCTTTCTTCGTGGTTTCCTAATTTGTAGTATATCGGTATAATAGGGAATAGTTCACGCAAGTACGAGAAAAACGCCTTAGTCATCTCTATCTCCTCTCTTAAAGACGGCATACCTACCTCCCCAACAAACGAACTTACTGGATAGCAGTCCATTATATCTCCGTTTAGAATGATACAGTCTATATCGTTATTTAATCCCCACTCTAACGCGGTAGACACAGCGTTCATATCGTGGTAGGGGATGTGTATGTCGGAAAGGATTAGATAACGTCCCTCGTTTAAGTAGACGTTAACCATCTCTTTATTGTGAGAGAATACCTTGAGTTTTTCTAATCCCTCTTTGATTGTAGATTTATTAGTCACGAATGATTTATCTTTTAAAGCCTTAAAATGATAGTCTCCTTTTACTCCCCTAAAATATCTAATCTTATCTCTTAGTCTCTCAATAGATGTAAGTTGTGGGTTTTCTTCTAAAATTAGTTTAGCAAGAGTGCGATTTGGAACGTCAGGATACTTTTCCAAGTAAGCCTTAACGATTTGTTTCATAGTAATAATATTAATTAAAAATAATTAACAGAAACGAAAGCACTACTGCACCCCAAAAGCCTTTCTTGTAGAATTTTAATTCTGATTGGCTATCATCGTATAGTTTATAATACTTTCGTAACTCTACTTCTGTAGTGTCAATAACATGCTGCATGCTAGGGACTACAGAATCCTTGTAGTTGTGGATAATAACGCTATCTGTTTTTCTGATGCGTTGTAATGCTACTACCCTCTCTCTGGCTTGAATACCTTTTAGGAACTCTTTATTCAACTCCTTTAGCGGTAAGCTGTCTAGAGATTGAGAATAAGAGTTTTGTACCTTCAAGATCAGGCATAGTATCAATAGCAATTTGAATCGTGTCATATTTTAACTTTACTTTTGTGTACTCTTTGTAAAGTTGTGTCTTTACTTTTTGTAAAGAATCAACCTTAGCAAATAAAAGCTCGTTCTTTTTATTAATTGAATCTAAGTACAGAAGCAGACGAGTGTCATCTTGTTGTACTGGAGCAAACAATCTATAAGAAAGTACGAGGGCTATAATAAATAAAAGGACTACTATAAGAGTCCCTTGTGCGCTATTTTCTTTGTTTTTCATTTACCTTATGGGTATCTATTTTTTCTAGAATAATAGTAAGTAATTCATTCTTAATTAAACCTGCTCGAGCTGCGTTCTTTAAAGCCGAGATTAATTGAAATAAAATGAATGGGGCTACTACAGTCTCACTCAACCAGAAAGTTCCATCAAATCCTTTCTCTATAACAAGTACTCCTGTTAATAAAAAAATCCAAACTACTAATGTTTGTAGTACTTTAATGGCTTTGTTTGTTCGAAAACCTTCCATCTTAGTTCCTGCAATGACTCCAAAGAATCCATCTATGAAGATTATACAAACTACAGCCAAGTACTGATCAATATTTTCTGCACCTAAATTAAAGAAATACGTACCTAAAAAGGCAAAAACGGTGGTAGAGAGATATAACAAAGTAGTAGTTTTCATTATTAAGATAAAGATTTAAACTGATTGTATCGTTCTAAATATAAATCTTCCATTCCCAAAAATGTGTGTAATCCACAAGGTTGGGGAAATACCTCGTAAATCAATAAATCATTTTTGGGTTGACCATCAAATAAAATATCAACGGCAAATAATGAATTAATAACACCCAATTCAACAAAATGACAATTGTCTAATGTGGGTTTGATTTTCTCCCACTTATCAATCGGTAATTCAAATTTTGCAAATATCATATCATTATGTTGTTAAGGTTGTGCAATCTGTATCACTTAAAGGCGTGTTAAAGAGTGCCATTGCTTGGATGAAAAATGTTCTGCCTATTCCCACAGATGCTATGGCTAAAAATTCCATATTGGTTGCCGTGAATGATGTTGCAGAAACAACCTTTGTGCCGTTTGCAAACACATCCGCAGTTGTGCCGTTCCATTTAATTGCAACTTTTAGATTCTCGGATGTAGTTGAATGCAATGCTGTTCCCGCCCCACCTTCATACTTCCATATCCCCGTTCTTTGACTTCCCCCGCCTTGCCGAAAATATAGTGTTCCATTTGAATTATCTGTAAAAAGATTAGTACCAAGCCAAAATCCACTTACTGCAGATTCTGCAACAAGTAAAACATTTCCACGCAATTCTACATACCAAGTACCACCACTTGCGGAAATCAAACCATTGGTGCGGATATTACTTCTTCTAAAATAATCACCTAATCGTGTTGCCGTTGCTGCCCCTGTTGGAATATAAGTAGTTGCATATGCACCTTCTTCAACTTGTCCACCCCATAAATAGTAATTTTCCGAACCTGTAGCAGTCCAAGATTCTGCATATACTGCCGATGCCGATGTTACCATTGCCCAACGGAATGTAGAACCTGAAGGTGGCGATGTAATTGTTATACTACATCTATACCAACCATCTCCTGCATTTTGAATTGAGGCCGTTGCTAATGTTCCAAATGTTCCAACAACGCCAGTATTAATATTAAAATTGGCAAATGCTTGTGATGATGTACCTGAAAAGATTTGCAAAAAATTGTGAGTTCCTTTTTTTGCGTAGATACTTGCAGTGGTTGTGGTTGTGGTGTGTGAACCATTTTGAAGATTATGTTGTCCAGTTTCTGCGGTTGCAGTTACTGTGTCGGCAGTCGTATTACCATCGGGCGATACAATGCTATTACCAGTTATAGTAAGTCTTGCCTTCGCCCAATTTGCCGTTGTTAAATCTTCACTGAATAATACAGTATTCGTTCTCTGCGGTTCTAACAACAACGCAGGGCAACTGCCGAACATATAGGACAAACGTGGTACGTTGGCAGCAACACTACCGATATTACCATTGGATTGCGTTCTATTGGCTACACTATTTCTGAACCAAGTAAAATCACCATTTCCATTGGATGGTAATTCAGCATAGGCAACACCTGCTTTAAATCCGCTTGGGATTAATAGTAATGATGCGGATCGAAGTAATGACGATGCAGCTTCAACACACGTCAACGCTTCAATAATCCCACCATTGGCAATCACACGAGATGAATAAGAATCTGCAAATCCACCCGCAAAGCGTGTTCGATTAATTCCTATGCCTATTCCTACGAACATAGAAAAAATTATTTATAAGCAATTACGCTCCCACTAGATATTGCAAATCCTGTAATTACAGAACCTCCGCTTAAGTAAGCTCCTTGTTTAAAGGTTATCCCACTCATACCTCTATCGGTAAGTTGTTCTACTCCATTTACTCTAAATGAAGTAAACACAGTGTCTTCTTGTGGAATAAGTGCGTTAAATTGTACATTACTAACAGTGCCTGTTCCATAACGAACAAAACCACCTGCACCAGCTGATAGTCCAACACTTGCAACAATCTGTCTTAATCTTCTAGATTGTTCGTCTAATTTTTGAGAAATGTCCCATGCCATAATTGTATACGTTTAAGTTAATAAACCAGTCTTGCGACTCGCTAATACAAATATAATTTAAAATAAAATAAATGCAACAGGTTATCTTCTATCAGCTCCTGTGTAATCAGAGTAGTTCTGCTCTAAAATTTGTTGTGCTTCTTTATCTCTTTCTATTTCTGCCTCAAGCCGTTCTATTTTTTCATACAACAACTCTTTAGTATCTGGATCTTCAATTAACTTTATCTCTTCTTTGATTGCTTTAATCTCAAGTTTATTTGAACGCTGTCCTCTTTTTGCCTGACGTAATTCTTTTT